GGAAAGTAAGAGGACATATTCGGCATTTTTTATGAAAACAGCAAATTTCACCGCCCAACAGGGAAAGCAAGTCTTAATACACAAGGAATACCAAGAGCGCATACAGTGCGCAGATGCTATTGAACCTAATGAGTTACCTGAGTCAAAGCAGATGTCCTTTCAACCAAGGATAAAGCCGATAGTACAGACATCAGGAAAGCAAATACCGCAAGAGGATTACCAAATCCGCTTTTTCACCCGGGTGGATTTCACATATCGTAAACCATTATACATTACCGCCTCCACTCATCGGAAGCTGATGCGGATTGTTCATTTGTTGGATGATTCCAAAGCAACGATGAGCAGTTATGTGGAAAATATCTTGCTGAATCATCTTGAAATATTCAGGGATGAGATAGATACTTTCTACCAGAAAAACAACATAAATCCAATGGAAGAATAGGCATAGGGTATGGTTCATCTCTCCGTTTTATTCAATTAGCCTCTTTGATTTGTTTCAAGGAGGTTTTTTTGCCAGTTTCAACGCTAAACACTACCAAACAAAAGCCACAAGCTGCCAACTATTTTAAATCCATTGTCATAGCCATAAATTACTTTTTCTTTGTCTACCAAAAGGAGTCTCGAATAGAGTATCAAGTCTTGAAAAGTGAATTATTCATCAATTAAAACAGATAGGAGAATGGAAATTATTAATGTAGAAAAACAGACTTTCGAGTCTATGTTGGCAAAGTTCGAAGCATTTGCCCAACGAGTTGAAACAATGTGTGTTCACAGCGGCGATAAAAGTATGCAAAAATGGTTGGACAATCAGGATGTATGTCAACTGCTGAACATTTCAAAAAGAACTTTACAAACATATCGGGACAATGCTACATTACCTTATTCCCAAATAGGACACAAGATATTCTATCGTCCCGATGATGTACAGCAGATGTTTGAAAAGAGTGCTGTTATCCATAAACAATAATCAACTACCACTAAAATCCAACAGTATGAGTGAAATTGTAAATAAAGAAAGCCGGAGCGTTGTCTCCTTTTTTAAATCTCTTGATCGTATATCAGAGAGTATTCAGACCTTAGCCAATCATCGTCCATCATTGGGTGGCGAGCACTACCTGACCGACAAAGAAGTATCGACCAGACTAAAAGTCAGCCGAAGAACTTTACAGGATTGGCGCACAAACAGGCAGATTGCCTATATCGCCCTTGGTGGGAAAACCCTATACCGGGAATCGGATATTCAGGCTATGCTGGAAAGAAATCACCGAAAAGCAATTGAATAAGTTTTTCTCCTTTGGATAAACGCTTTATGCGGATTGGAAGCAAGGGAGTTGAAATTGCCATTATAACAAATCAAACCGACTAAACAAATCATCCGCTTTCCTGTGTTTCCTGTACATACAATTTCCTCTGTCAGTTACGCTATGCGTCTTTATCGGGTCGGTCGTTTTCATTGCCGGGGCTTTTCTTTGTGAAGGGTTTAGCGGATGCAAGGTTTTTATGGGAAATACGCTCGCCGTGAAACAAGAGGAAGATTTCCGGTAAAACCGCTTGCGGCTTGACCTTGCATTCCGATTAGAAACCCGAAACGTTCTTTGCCCCTGTAATGGAAATGACCGACACGGCATTAAGCGTTTGCGGGGGGAATGTTTGAAAAATTTCCTACTCCCCTTTATTCTACTTTTTTTGAACATCCGCTTTTAATTGAAAATAAAATTGTTTGGAAGACTGAAATATATGATCTGAACCGATTTTGACTGCATGGATTTGGCTGGAGCAGACAAACGGGTCATTACCCAATCCCTGAAAACCGCTGCTTTAGGAGAGTGCATTCTATAAGCCAAAGCTATTATCATATCCAGTCCATAATAGTCAGCAGTAAGAATGCTACCCGATTGTACCGCTCCTTTATTAAAAGAAGTCTTAATACATCCCGATTTCAATATAGCTTTAATATTGGCATTGACAGTATGCAGGTAGACACCGAACAGATTGGCTATTTCATAAGGAGTCATCCGTATGTCGGTATCCAACGATACGATTCCGTTCTCACTGATTTTTATTATTCCTCGTTGCGTTCTTCTTTGTGTTTCTCGTTCCATTTTCATTTTCTTTTATAGTTCAGTTATTTCTTACTTATTTTTTCTCGTTATTCTTTTTATTCTTGTTGATGTTCTTTTCTTTGTTTTCTTTCCACCCATTATACCGCCCACATTGATAGACCCGAACAGGCATATTGTCTTCGGGTAAAGAGTACTGGTCTTTGGTCTGTTCAGACAGTATGTCAAAATCGCGCTTCACCTTTTGGTTGGTTATCTCTGCATATATCTGGGTTGTTCGAATATTGGAATGTCCCATCATCTTACTGATCGTTTCTATCGGTACACCGTTTGACAGGCAAACCTCAGTGGCATAGGTATGGCGGGACATATAAAACGTCAGGTGACAGTCTAATTTGCAGATATCCGCTATGATCTTCAAACTGCGGCACAGACTGCTAGTGCCAGGGACAAAGAACAGCTTGTCGTTTTTACCTTCTCCCTTGTATTTCTCCATTATTTTAATGGGAATATCCAGCAATTTAATCCGGCATTCGGTTTTTGTCTTCTGCCGGGCTATATATATCCACTTGGAACCATCTCCTTCTTTGATGATATTTTCTGAGGATAGGTTAGATAATTCTGCCCTGCCCAAACCCGTAAAAGTAGAGAAAATAAAAAGGTCTCTTATATGGCACAGCCGATAGGTAGGAAGCTCTATCCGCATTACTTTTGATAATTGTTCTCCTGTCAGGTAACGGTGTTGCACGGGAGCAACTTCCAGCTTATGACCCGAAAACGGGTCTCGTTTCAAGGTCTTTTGTTTCAAGCCCAGGCGAACTATTTTGCGCAGGGCGATCAGGTAATCGTTCAGGGTAACGGTTTTCTGACGCAGTACAGTCGAAAGATAGAATTGAAAATCGTTGATAAACTGCATGTCCAGTGAGCGGAGCGGAATATCCTCCAATCCATGCTTATACTGCAGAAAATTATACAGGTGCTTACGGCTAGTCAGATAGCGCATATAGCTATGGTGTACCCTATCTATACCTACCCGTTTTGCATATTCTTCATTATGCTCGTCAAAGAGGGTGAGCAAGGTTTCTTTAGCTTTCGTTCTGCCCGTAACGGCATTCTTGATTACTTCGGCGGAAACATAGCCTGCGGTATCAATACTCTTTTTATAAGCAAATTTCGCCTTCTCTTCCAATTCATCCAAGTGTCGATTCATGGACTTTAGTTGTTTGTCCTCTTCGGAGTTTTTCCCCCGAACAACCGCCCTGCCTTTGTGGGCATCCCAAAGCCCGGGTATTATTTCTTCTCCGGTGGAATACTGGCTGACTTTACCATCAAGGGTAATACGTCCCATAACCGGACACTTACCGTTTTTCTTTATCTTTTGTCTGTTTACGTAAAACAGGATTCTAAATGTACTGCGCATGGTATATATCTCCTTTATTATATCCCTTTTATTCTATTCGTGTTATTCTACACTTTTGTTTTTTTTGCATTTTATCCTTATACTTTCTTGTATTCTATTCCTAGACTTCTTTGTATTCCATTTTTAAACTTCCTTGTATTCTATTTTTAAACTTCCTTGTATTCTATTTTCTTAGCAGGACGATACTTTCTCCCACTCATATCTTTAAGTATAGTGGAGGGTGCACTGTCAATGCTGCACAGGGAGTATTTATCAGCTATATTGGCATGTAGAACACTAACATCCTTATCTATCTTTTCATTGGTCACTTTGGCATAGCGTTGTGTGGTCGTGATATTCTTATGTCCCATTGCTCGGCTGACGGTCTCGATAGGAACACCTTGAAACAGGCAGATCTGGCTGGCGAAAGTATGGCGAGCCATGTGGAAGGTAAGGTTACGGGTAATGCCACATTGTTTAGCTATTTTTTTCAAGTGGGGATTAATACTCATATTAGAGAGCATCGGAAATAACTTTCCGTTTGAAGCCAAGCCTTTGTATTTTTCTATAATTTGCAGGGCGATGTCCAGCAGACGAATGTTTTCCGGTGTTCCTGTTTTCTGGCGGTTGGTTTCTATCCAAAGATTCCCATCCCTATCCCTGACGATGTTTTCTTCCGACAGGTTACACATATCGCAATAGCAAATGCCTGTAAACACGGAAAAGAGAAACATATCACGGGTGAAATTACGGTTCGGGGTATCGAAGGTGTTGTTCATCAGGCGGCTCAATTCGTCCTGGGTCAAATAGAGTTGTTTGCGTTCCGGCTTATCGGGGGAAAAGTCTTTGAATGGGTTCTGCGAGACAAGATTACGGTGCACCGCTATATATCCAATGGATTTTAGGCGATTGATGTGTCCACGGATAGTGTTGGGCTTCTGCGACTCATTAATCCGTAAGAATTGGTGAAAATCTTCGATGAATAATGTATCCAATGATTTTACGGTTACATCCGAGACCTTATACCTGAATACAATGAATTTGGAAAGATGACGGTAGGTATTCTTGTATTGATAGAAGGTGTTTGCCGTTCGGTTTACGCCTACACGCAGTGCATATTCACGGTTATGCTCATCAAAGAACCTTAACAGGGTCATTTGTGCTACGGCTATACCCTGAAAGGAATTCTTCACATCTTCGGCGGATACCTTGTCACTCAGATCCGTCAACTCATTAAAGCGGGCACGAAGCAGTAACAGGAATGACTCAATCTCCTTGTTCGTTCTGATTGCCGTATGGCTTTTGCCTGTGCAGCGTTGTGAGGTGGCATTCCATATCTTCGGATTGATTTTAATCTTGCATCCGAATTGGGCGGTGGAATTGTATTTTCCTTTCACCGTGATTTTTCCCATCAAAGGACATAGCCCTGATTCATCTTGCCCGTTTCTTTTCAGGTAGAGCAGCACCTTCATTTCTGTTTTCATACGATAATTACTTTTTGAGTGCAATAAACATTCATTAAAGTCATTATTCGATATGAAAACCTTGGCAAAACAGGGCAACAAAACCCAGAGAAGCAAAACCTTTATTCAAACTTAGGAGTTAATGCTATCTTTGTATTGTCCATAGCCTTAAACAACGGAATAAAGTCCCTCCCATGTAACAGAAACAGGTAATGGTTTGGTAGTGGAAAGCTCGCTGTAATCTGCTTTATTCGGATTTTTTAGCAAAATGCAAAACACAGAAAAACTACTAATTTACAACCGATTACGCACCACTTACTTGATTTTGCATCAGACTGCTTATGTGACATTCTATCGCTTTACCGGACTAGCCTACATTGATGTGAAACAACTAACCCCAAATCAAATTTGCACCTCTTTTGATGGTAAACAATGGATAATGACACATCGTCAAAAAACCGATACAAATGTAAATGTACCACTATTGAACATTCCACTGGCTATTCTAAAAAAATACGACGGGAAATTACCCAATGGACAACTCCTTCCTATACTTAGTAATCAAAAACTGAACTCGTATTTAAAGGAAATTGCTGATTTATGTGGAATCAATAAAAATATCACATTTCATCTGGCCAGACATACTTTCGCTACCACCGTTACGCTTTCAAACGGTGTCCCAATCGAAAGCGTTTCTAAAATGTTAGGGCATAAAAATCTCAAAACAACCCAGCATTATGCCAAGATACTGGATCTGAAAGTTAGTAATGATATGCAGATTTTGAAAGAAAAGTTTGGAAATGGAACTCAATTTAAAATCAAGCAATCGGCAGGGTAATATTTCACTATTGGTTTATTTTAGTCGCTCATTATATAGTAATAATATATTACGGGACTTCAAAATAAACTATTTCGAATATGCATAGCAGAAAACTACAAAAAAAACCACGAAGAATTTTGCAATCTTCGTGGTTTTTATTTTACATTCTGACAAAATCAGATTCAATACTATCAACTAAATGTTCGTCGATTTTCAATTCAGCAGCAAACTCTCTGAATTTACCAACAGCATTGCTTACCATATCAATTAAAGACTTATAATCTTGAATATCGTTTCGCTGAGCTATCATTTCCAAATCTTCACGGGTTATATCCTCATTTTTACCATTTATGGTAATAGAATGCCGGTTCATATATGCCGGAGCGGTAAGATCAACGCCATAAGTTAAGTCATAAGCCGGAGACAATCGCCACACGCCATCAGGAGTCATACAAAAACTGAAATTTTTTGAATGGTCATCCACATTACGTGCAAGCACATTAAATACCATCCGCAGATATTGTTGACGACTATCTTCGTACGGCAAATTAAGCCTGCGTATTACCGCAAACAAATCTTCATAACAGTCACTTCCTGGTGACATGGCAGCTAATGTTTGTGTATGTATACGGTTATTGCCAACACGGTCAAATCGACGGGTAAGAAAATGAGTAACATTTCCGTATGAACGCAATTCGGACGGCATCATATTTATTCCAGCAGCCAAAGCCATTTGGTAATAAACATACTCCAACTTGGCCAATGGATAGGATGAATTATCATCATATTTCAGTATAAAATGTTCAAACCCTTCTGGGATATTTCCCTGTCCGGAAATTACTTCGCCTGTTTCGTTATTTACCGCAACAATCGCTTTCGGTCTCTTACCTCCCGGGGATGAACTTATTTTGATCAAGTCCTGCCACAAAATTGCATTTTCTGCATTTAGTACCGTTGTTTCGCGTTCATTCAATACTTGTTTGGCAAATTCATAGAGGTGTTCAATATCTACCGAAAAAACCGAGTCATTACCTAATTTCTGTGCCGGTTCATATTCAAGTGCACCCATTGTACGGCTGCCAATAAACGAAAGATGATCTACCGGATTTACTTTCTTTGTTGAAATATGATTATCCCGCAACCATGCTCTAAAAAGAGAATGACCCCATTTATCAGGAAGTGAATCGGCAATCATAGATGGAAGCCCCAAATACAGTTTATCTTTATCACCTGTCCAGGGAATATGCTTCTTGCTGCGGGGGGAATTGATGGACATCGTTAGTGGAGCAATATCCAAACCTTTGTCTAAGAATTCTGATTCATATTCAAAAACAGCTACATCCGATTTTTTATCCCATGAAAATTACTACATTCGTTTCCATAATTATTTTTCTTTCTGCTGTTTCTTAAATAATGTCCGAGGGCTTTCAGGTAATTCTGGCAACAGTTTCTCAATTTCGTCAAGGCTATCGATAGCCCGTAGCAATTTGACAAACGAAGCAAATGTAACCCCGGTAGAAGAGCCGTTCTCAAAAGAACTGATTGTAAATACGCTCAAACCTGATTTCTCTGAGACTTCCTTTTGAGTGTACCCCAGCCTTTTACGATAGTCACTGTATCGTTTCCCTAACTGCCGGATAATATCGCTACCCGATTGTTCATATAATTCTGTATACATAGTCAGTATTATTTTCTGCAAATATAGATATATCTACAATAATATCCAAATATATAGCAATATTATAGATATATCTATAGACATATGAAGTGTGGTGAGTGCTTCGAGCCAAAAAGAAAAATAGTAATGAAAAGATATTTGGGATAATGTGTTTCTACGATGTCCATCGTTTGAGTAGAGTTCAAGCCTTTTTGTCTCCAATCAAGTCCTTTAATACATCTATGCCAAAGATTTCATCTGCTATCAAGTCATTTATGTTAAAATGTGTACTCGCTTCAAAATTGTCTGGAATCTCACTATGAATTTTTCGCTTTGCTCTCTTTATAAATTTCTTATACAGTCTGTCATTTTTATATAGCTTTCTATAATTGTAATTTCTAAAGTTTATTAGTTCGTAATGCGATAGAAGCTCTGTCTTTTTTGACAATGAGTTCGCGAAAATTCGATTCATATAATCAACACAACCATTATATAATACTTTCTCAGATAATGCATTATAACTCATAACTAATTCATATAAATCAAATTCTTTTAAATTTCCAAAACTATCAACTGCATGTAATTCATTTCCCTTCGCATTTAACTGCATTTGTGTTATTCTAAAAGAGTTGCGATTATAGTTTTGAGGCATATAATCTGATTTGTCTTCAAAATTAGCTGTATGAGCACCCATAATGTTTCTCAATTCGAAAATCTGATGCTTTCTAAACTCACCTACAACACTATTCTTATTCGGCATTTTACAAATCTCATAAATTTCGATAATTGAGTTTATCTGTAAATAAATTGCATTTAAAATGCCATATAACTTTATATATATTTCGCCAAAGTCTTTACCAATTTTTGGATTGAATTCTTCTAAACCATAATTTGAAAAGTGTAATATCGCATTTTCAGTATCTTCGATCAAGTCAATACAACTACGAAATCTAAGGATATCACACTCATATTGAAATTTTAGTTTTTTCTTTATTTTAGTCTCTATCTCGTCATTTGAGCCATACACTCTACTACATCCCCAATTCATACACGATAAAAGAAGCATTGAACATTTTTCTTTTGTTGTTGATCTATAAAATAATCTCTCCATATTTTTGTTTACCTGTTCATTACTTTTATTCTTTGAACTATGGTAGTTTTTTGTTTTCCGTTGACTGCCTATTCTATTGATATTTGCGATTTGCGGGAGCATTCGCTGTCGAGAAACGACAAAGTGAATGTGGGAGCGAAACTACAGAAATTCACTTCAGCCGGCCAGTGATCCAAGAGCGTGTGCTATGCCCTCGTTTTTTTGTCAAATCATTAATAAAATAATGTTGCCCTTTTGTCCAAATGCCTTTCAATGGTTTTATCCCTTCAGGAAGTAATTCTACTAGTGATTCTACAAATGCCTTACTTGTTTGTTTGCCAAATGACGAAAAGCTAAATCCGGTGATAGAATTCTTAGAATTTCTGGATATTTGAATTAAAGCTTCAAAAAGCTCGGCAGAATTTGCCAAGACTTTACCTGTTATCATTCTTTCTATGTTGAAAGTAATAGCATTTGAAAAGTCTGCATTTTCATCAAGTATTATAAGCTCTGTTCCTCCTGAATATCTCCAAGAAGTTTTGCTTTCCAATTCGTTAATAAACTTTGCAAATTCAGTTTGACTAAAAGCCTACGGGATTGAACTGCCATCCTTATACTTAAACGTTTTCAATTTTTCCATATCTGGAAACAATTCATCATTCCAATAACCTCCATATCCAGCGCAATAAAAATTAATTCTATCAGAAGTCCGGTATTCAAGGTAACTAAATCTAGGAATAATCTCATCCATTCCTATCTTATCAAATTTCGGAGCCAATAATATTCCACACATAGGATTTTTTGTTTCCCTAATGTGTGAAATTACGTATCCTAATGAAGGTGCTTCAATCATGGTGGCTTTCTGTGTTAAGTATTAGATTTCTAAATTTACATTCACTTTTATCTTTTCTAGGATCCTCTAACGACCGAAACTGTGTATTAGAGTTAGTCTTTATTTTATCCATTGTTCAACAGTTTGAATGAAAATATCTTGTTGGTCAACAAATAAGTAATGCGAACAATTGTCAATGTTTTTAAAATTATCCTTTTCAACAATTTCTCTAATGTCATTTATTTGTAAAGTCGAAAAGATTCTGTCCTGTTGACCATAAATAGCAAAAAGTTTCACGCCGTTGTTTTTTATTCTTCTTAAAACTGGTTTAGTGTCAATGTTATTGAGTACTTCATTTTTATAAAAAAGTCCAGGTGCCTGATTATTTCGTATATTAGTTTTATGAAACTCACTTGTCTCATATTCTTGCCTTAATTTGTTTGCTTTTACCGTTGGGTTAGGCATTTCGAAGAAATTATTTTTGTCCGCTAAATCATAGCACCCTTTGCGATATTCAGCAGAGCTTTTATTAAGTCTCTCTACTTCGTCGACCTTTTTCAACATTATGGTATCATTCTTAATTTGATAAATTTGTCTTACTGACTTTAATATCTGGTTATAAGTGTCTTGTTGTGAAAATAATGCTCCGGCAAGAATAAGTGATTTTACTTTTTCAGGATATTTGTCTGTGTAAAGCGTTGCTACCAACCCACCAAAGCTGTGCCCAATAAGATTTGCTTTCTCGATTTTGTAGGTTTGGTAAATCTCATTTATATCTGTAAAAGTCTCTTGATAAGTGAATGTTGCTGTCGAGTCTATTGAGCGACCTTCGCCACGGCGGTCATAAACAATTACGTAGAAACCTTTGTCGGCAAGAGGTTGAGCTGTGGTGGCTTCAAAAAGAGTTGAATTTCCACTCGGTCCACCGTGAATAAATATAATTACTGGGTTATCAATATAGCCATATGCTTTAGAATAAAGTGTCTGTCCGTTTACAAAAAACGTTGTCATAAACAAAAAAAAATGTACTAGGTTTTGTTTCATTTTTCAATTCTGTTAATTGAGAGGTTATTCTACAAATTTCAATTAATAGTCTAATTTATATATATTTGACTGTAGACTGATGGAGGGAGCGTTCACTGTCCTGACATATCGGGACTAGGAGAATGCGGGAGCAAAACCTGCCAAACCTAAGAAAGTAAATCGTTAATGCTTTTGGATTCGTAGGTTAAATGGTTTGCTAATACTCCCGAAGGTGTTTTTGCAGTCTTGTCTAGGATTCTTGTATTTGCAAATACAACAAAGTTATCTTTAGCTCTTGAAACAGCAACATTCAACATGTTTGGTTTATTATCTCTATCAAAAAACATTGTTCCAGAATCACCTTCGCCATATACCATTGAAAATATTACAATTGGTCGTTCTGCTCCTTGTAAAGCGTGAACTGTTCCTAATTTCAACAGATCAACATTAAATCCGGCTATTTTCAAAGCATATCTTAAACTAAGTTTTTGCCCAACAAAGGGTGTTATAATTCCTACTGCATCCTCAAGTCTTCCATATTTTTCTTGAATCTTAGTGGCATTAGCAATTAGCCATGTTACTATAGCAGTAACTTCATTCAGATTATGCCTACTTGCATTTGCTTTTACTGAATTTCCTTCAACGTGAATACAATACATTGGAGGAAATAATAAATCATTTTTAGCTCTACCTCTAAGAGGTTTTAGTTCGCCATTGTAAGCTAAAACATTACAGTAATCTATAATCTCATTATAACATCGTCTATGTTCAATCAGGGTCAATCCTTTTTCATTTGCTCCCTCAGCTTTAAAGTTACATGCATTCTGAGCCATTTTCATTATACTTCCTGTAGAAGAAAGAAAACCTTTAGCATCAAACTCCTTTTCGAAAATGGTGTCGTCATATTTTTTTATGATTTTGCACTTCTTCAGATTCCCAATATCTATTTTATTTAACACATTCCAAACAGGTTCAATTTGCTTTATGTCTCCAACTATAATTGCCTGTTTAGCAAGTGAAAAAGTAGCAGTCCCCACTTCAGGAGGAACTTGACCTGCTTCATCTACAATTAACAAGTCAATAAAATTATAAAGGCATGGATTGTCATAAATATTTATCCCGTTTTCTCCTTTAGACAAAAAACTAAATGAACTAAAAAATTTAGGAGCCATATAGAAGGTGCTAACAAAGCA